CCATCTACGAAAGATATCGTAACCCTGATTGTTGAAGTCAAGAAGTTTCATAACGTAATGATATTCATCACGAATTTTTTTCTTGATTGATTCGGGCTGTTCAAGTTTATCTAAAATGATTTGAACTGGATAATCACCGTCTTCAAAAACTAATGATTCATTAACAATGTCTTCAATAGCCGCATCGCATTCTGGCTGAAGTGCCATCTCACGATACTTCTTAATTAAATCTGCGTCTGTTCTAATCTGACCTTCAAGGTCTAAGTATGTGCCATAAACACCACCACCCGAAATTGCAACGGATGCGTCATCATCGGTAGGTGGAACAAACGATTTTAACTGTTCTGCTTCAACATCATCTTTACCAATTTTATATCCAAAAAGTTTTATCGCCATATTTGAGTCTCTCTAAAAAGAAATGGGGGCGTAATAGCCCCCATTATTGACAACTATTACGCAATTATTTATGTTGCGTAAAATTCATTATTTAAGCCTTTTTATCCTGCTACTCCAGCTTCAGGTACTGCGGCATCTTGTCCAGTCTCTGAAGTAGTGCCAACATCCAAATAGTGATATTGGAATGTAACAGTAAACTCTTGAACTGCGTCTGTAGTGTCGTAAGACAAGTCGATAGCAGAAACGTCTGTTGGGAATGCGTCATACAATTCGTAAACTCTAGAAACTGTGCCATCAGGTCTTAACTGATTAACAGTAATCTTGCAACGATATGATTCTGTGCCTTCTCTTAATGCATTCTCGCCGTTAACATCAATGATGTTTTTCATCCAGTTGTCGAAAGACTTACGGATGTTTTGTGAATCATCATTAACGAATGTTGCTGTCCAATCTGCATATGTTCTATCACCAGGAATCTTGATTCGTCTTCCTCTGAATGGAACTTCAATGATACCTAATGTAAATGCTGGGATTGCACCAGACTTACATAGAATCGAAAGATTGGTTAAATCTACACCATCGATTGTTACTTCTGGTTCAATCTGAATACGGAATAGATTTGCCTTTGCGCCGCCATTTAGCTTTTGTCTAAATGTATTAATATTGAAAAATTCGTTTGCCATTTTTTATTCCTTATTCGAATGTAAAGTAGTCATAAGACCAAGTTACAGTAAACTCTTCAAGCGTGTCTGTAGAGTCATACGATAAGTCAATGGTACTGATATCACTAGGCCAGCAGTTAACTAGCGTGTATGAATAAACTACATTACCTGCTTGATTAAGCTGTTCAACTAAAACACTGGAGAATTCTGTTGCATCTCCTCCAGTTCGTGTTTTAGATGTTGTTGAGTTGTAGTCTGTAGTACCGTATTCTTTTTGTAAATTCTCTAACGCTTCTCTGATTCTGTGATTCGAATCATTGATGACTGTTGTTGTCCAATCAGCAAATGTTCTGTCTCCAGCCGCTTTGAATCGTCTACCGGCTGCAAATGGAACTTCGATAACACCCATCGTAGAACCAGGCAACTGAGCCGCCTTGCACAAGTAGGTGAAATCTTCGTTCAAATCTGTAGTTAGTCCAGATAGGGTAACTCTAAACAAATTTGAACGGGCGCCCGTATTAAGGACGTCCTTCAAATTTTGAATTGTTGTAATTGCCATATAATTCTCCTTATGTATTCTCTATTATTTATGCGGCAATTTCAGCAAATGTAGCGGTACCTCTTACAGAGACAAAGTTGAGTTGGATGAAGTTAACAGAACGAATTGGTTGTACGAAAATATCGCAAACAAATTCATTGGCATTTACTACATCTTCTGGATTGTTTGTTTCGTCACAAACAACTCTGAATGCTGTAATACCTCTTCTAGACTGAACGCTTCTCAAGTAAGGAACAACTAGACTTACGAAACCACTTCTTGTAGTTGCATCGTTTTGGTCGAACAACACATTGTCTGCGGCTTGTCCAATTGTCTTCTGCAATTCGATAAACAATCTACGAACGTTAACACGATTCATAGAAGTGTTCTTCAACGTGAATGTCTTGTCACCAAACAATACTGTACCACGACCAACTTGTGTGATAACTGGATTGATGGCTGCCTTGTACAATGTATCTCTGTCAGCTTGTGTTGGGTTGTATGCCAAACGAACTAAGTTTTGAACACGACCGTTTTGGAAGCCTGCTGGAGACAACCATGGTTCACGATTCAAATCGTTACGTGCCATGCAACCTGCTGTATCAGCATTCAATGGAACATAAACGTATGTGTCATTGTACTTGTCGTACTGATACTTCCAACCGCTGTCTGCGATTGCGTATGTAGAACGTGAAACTGTGTCTGCCCATGTGCTGATAGCAGATGCTTCAGAACCAGCATTGTTAACAACGTTTGCTCTCAATGGAGAGATGCAAACAACAACGTCTTTTCTAGCTTCAGCAACGTCAGCAATAATTCTGTTTGCTACTGTAGCAGTTGCTTGACCAGCTACGATGATAGATGCTGGAACTTCTTGTTTGTTGCCAAGCAAGACATAAGATGTTGCTCTATCGCCATCTGTCAATGCGTTACCATCAGAACCACCAGCCAAAGAGTATGTCTTAGGTGTGCTTACTGCTGTGTAAGTTGTACCAGCCAATGTGTTGCCCCAATTAGAGCCAGCATTGTCGTGTGCAGTCCACCAAACATAGTTAGAGCGGTCGTTAATAGAATTTCTGTAGTAGTTGCTACCACCAGTGTCTGCTTTAGCGTCAGAACCTTTAGATAGGTAACCAAACTTCTCTAAAACTGTATTTGCTGTACCTGTGATTGCGCCTGTGAAGTCTTGAACAACAACGTGCATTTCGTCATTAGTTGCGCCCAATGCGGCACCATTTGTAGATGTTCCTGGTGCAGAGTCAAACTCACCGAAGAATTCCCAACGGCGTGTTGCTGTAGCGCCAGATGCACCAGTTAAGTGTGCAGATTCGATTGTTAATGATGTTGCGTTAGCAATTGCAGTAACTTTAGTAGAGCGACCAGACAATACAATGAAGTCACCAACTTGAAGTTGTGTATTAGCGGCAGTACCAGTACCAGTAACTGTTGTAGAACCTGCTGTTACGCTGTATGTTCCAGTCAATGTGCTAGTGTATGCAGATGCGCTTGGGCAAACAGAAACTCTGAGTGCGTTTCCTAATGCGCCTGCGTAACGAGCCGCCCATGGACCAACGTTAAATGATGCTGTATTAATATATGCGTCATCGTTCTTAATAGATGTACCAGTACCTGCTGTGCCAGAACCAGTTGTCGCTTCTGCTGTAGCATTCAACGCTGTGTTTGCGCTACGAACAACGAACAACGAACTAGAATAGCCCAAAAAGTTAGCGGCTGACAAAAAGTCAACGATGTTAGTTGCATTTGGCTTACCAAATTTATTTACTAAATCGGTTTCATTTGTAACTTGTACTGCTTTATCGATAGGACCCCAACGGAACTGACCGGAAAATCCGCCAGATGTTGTAGATACCGACTGTGAGGAAGATACCAAATCTGTTTCGGTAATCTTGATTCCTGGTGAAATTAGACTTATAGCCATTGAATTCTCCTTGTTATAATGATGTTTTGTTGTTAGGTTTGTTTAATTTATTTATAAAAAATCAGATTTGTGATAATTCTCTACCTGCCATACCTGTCCACTCACATCAACCATTTGATTCTCTTCTTCGCCATTATTTATGAAGCCAAAAGGAGTGACTTCCTCTTCAATCATTTTGATTCTTGCTTCGTACAATTCTTTTCTGATATTAATATTCGTCAACTCTTTAAAGTATGAGTTTGTTGTCAGCCATGAGAATAGCACTAGAGGCATAACCAAGTCATCGTGATACCCTTCGTCAGCAGAATAGCTGTTCTTCTTTTCAATAAATGTTGAAATTTCTGCTATGGTATCTGCGTCTGTAATGATGAGTTTCTTCTCTTCAACCATTGACTTGAAGTTAGAACATCCAATACGCTTAATTTTCTTGTCTGTCACAACACCAAGCTGTGTTTTACCCCCACCAAAGCCACCATTGACAACTTGTCCTTGAGGTGTTCTGCTGACGGAGATGATATTTTCATACTCATACTCACCATAAAGAATCTCTGCAACTTGTTCTGAAGAATTGATTTCAATCAAAACATATGCTTCATTGTATTCTTTACCGACTCTGTACAATACTGATGGATATAGAAGCGGACTGATTTGATTGTTTCTGTATTTACCGACAATCTTGTATGGCATCTGAGTTATGTCAACAATCTGAAACGCTGAGTAGTCACCGCCAACGCCTTTGGCTGTGTCAGCAATGATACAATACGCATGGTCCTTTTCGACTTTTTCGTAGATATCAAGTCCATCTTTCTGATAGATGATAGGCTTAGCCGACATTTGTGCGATAGCGTCAGAAGCAATTAGCGTAAGACTAGAACCTAAGAAGTTACATAGCACTTCTTGATTGAACTTCAATTCGCCAAGTAGTTTACGCTGAGTCTCTGCCCATTTATCGTCACGTCCAGGAATCTCCCAATAAGGGATAAACAGATTGACGAATCCATTTCGGTTGTTCTCTGCATCATTCCAGAACTTCCAGAAGTGGTTGTATCCTAGTGGGGTAGAACTTAGCAGAATCTTTGTCGTTTCACCAGCAGAAATCGTAGGATAAACTGAGGTAAAGAATTGTTCTGCTACATTGTTCGGTATTATAGCGGCTTCGTCAACATACAATAAGTTAACAGACTTACCACGAATACCTGATGCGCTTGTTGCGGCTGTGAATACTACTGAGCCATTCTCTAAAGCAATGTCACCTTTGTTCCATGTAGTAACGCCTTGCTGTAACCACGTAGGAAGATTCTCATACATGATCTGATAACGATACAAGACTTCTCTAGCGGCAGTCGCTTTGTTTGCTAAGATCGCTACAGTCTTGCTTCCTTGAAACAATGTGTACCAAAGAATATAGGCAGCCGATGTTGTTGTCTTACCTTGTTGTCGCCCTTCCATAAGAATAACTTTACGATTCTCATGGATAACTTTTACTTTGTTCTTTTGGCAATCGTATAGTTTAAATGACTGAAGCCCGTGGTCTAGCGTGACAATCTTACAATAATTCTCAATGAAATATATTGGATCGTCAGCACATTTGACGTACTCTTCAATCTGTTCTTTTGTGAAATTGAGTGGTACGTTAGATGCTTTTAGAAGAGAATTTCCTAGATAGGATTTTGCTGTCATCTCTTACCTATTAACTTTTGTAACTCTGCTGTGCTACCAACAAACAACGCATTAGTTACGTGCTGTGGTTGTTGTGTGTCATCTTTTTTAGTTTTCAAGTCTTTTACTTTTTTACCTAAGTCAAGCAAATCTTTATTAGTGTCTGCTAGTGTTTTGATTAGCTGACCGACAACTTCATATGCTCTTGGAGACTCACCTTCTTTTGCTAAGAAGATAATGTTGTCCATAGCTTCTTTGCCCTTTTCAATGAATAGCTTTAGATTCTCTCTTGCATATTCATAATCTGCGTCAATAGATGCATCGTTCGGTGCACCAGTAGGTGTAACTTCTTTTTTTGGTTCTTCTACTACAGAAGGCAAAGACTGTTCTACAATTTTACCTTGCACATCAAAAATGTCATTCAATTTATCATTAACTGTTTTTTTCATTATGGTTTATACCCATTATCATTTGTAATTGTTTCCGTCACCTCAAACTCTGTATTACCAGTAAATGTTTGAGTAGATATGATTGCTTTGTTAATTGCGGCGCCATCATCGATAAGATTAACATCTTCTCTGACAATGTACTTGAACTTATTAACTGGACCAAATAGATATCCCTTAATCACAAAATCTAATTGCCATGTTTGAACTCTGCGAGATTCAAAGTCGCCTTCATAAGAATCGTCTGCGGTGATAGATTGCAATTCAATTGGAATGTCCATATTCAAACTCAACTCAGGCACCATTTTCATAGTGACTGTAAAGTCTGGCGTGAAGAATGGCACAATTTGTTCTACGATTTGTGTGCCGTCTTCAGTATTTTTGACAAGTACGTGTAATGAAAAACTAAAATCGTATGGAACTGGTGTGTACATATAGTTGAAATCTATACCACCAGTATTGACGCCTTTAGTTATTTTATGACTGCTGTTAAGTTTTCTGCTAGGTGCATATGTCATACCAGTAAACTCAAAGCCAAGACGTGGCAAAGTAACAGAAATCTCACGATTCAGCGTAGGGTCGTTTACTACTCTTTGAATGAATTTTTGTTTTGGTCCATATTCAATAGGTACGTTTAACGTTTGAATTTTAGTTCCCGTGCTATTATATCTGTCAACTTGAATTTCGTTGAACAGATTACCAAACATAATTACGTAACGTCTTAGCGTTCCGTGATAAAAGTCGTGTCCGAACATCATATTAGAAAGTCCTTGTCAATGAGAATGGGTTTTGTTCTGAGAAGTCTAGAATATCATCGTCAATGATTTTCTGTCCAATGTTTTCATTGTCTGCGCTTGTTTCGGCTGCAACAACAACATCAGCTTCATTGATAATGAATGTGCCATCTTCATGCAATAACAAGAAATTATCTTCATCAAGCATCTTCTCATTGTTAGTAGTTGACATGCTGTACTGAGTTTCGATATTGTCAATG